CCAGTTCCCTGGTTAGGGAGACGACCGAAACGGTATCTCAGAACTATGGGTATAAATTTGGACAGGAAGAAGAGACATATAATATTGTCGCTGCTCACGGATACTTTGGTCGGTTGATCTTTCTATATGCCTCGTTTAATAATTCACGCTCACTTCACTTTTTCCTGGCTGCATGGCCTGTGCTTGGCATTTGGTTTACAAGCCTGGGTGTTAGCACTATGGCTTTCAATCTTAACGGATTCAACTTTAATCAATCCATTGTCGATTCTGGGAACCGTGTTGTCCCTACTTGGGCTGACATACTTAACCGTGCGGGACTTGGAATGGAAGTGATGCATGAGCGTAATGCTCATAACTTCCCACTTGATCTAGCAGCAGCGTCTACCACACAGGTAGCACTGACTGCACCATCTATTGGCTAATGCGTAAAGAACACAAAAGTCCCTCTGGCGGTCTTACCGCAGCGGGCAGGAGACACTTTAAACAGAAGGAAGGTGCTAACTTAAAACCACCTGCTCCTAACCCTAAAACTAAAAAAGCTGCTGGCCGTAAGAGGTCCTTTTGTGCTCGCATGGGAGGAGTCAAAGGGCCAATGAAAGATAGTAAGGGTCGCCCGACCCGCAAAGCACTCGCTCTTCGTAAATGGAACTGTAATGGCTAAACCTGGATTATACGCAAACATTCACGCTAAGAAAAAACGCATCGCTGCTGGCAGTGGTGAGAAGATGAGGAAGCCTGGTGCTCCTGGTGCTCCCACAAAAGCTAACTTTGTAGCTTCTGCTAAAACTGCAAAGCCTGCAAAGAAACGTAGGTACGCAGCATGAAACAGATGCCAAGTCACGTTGGCTTAGCCCAACGATTGAAGCAACGAAAAGAACGCATGGAGCTTTTGATTAAAAAGTCACGCGGTCAAACTAAAAAGAAAAACAAAAAATAGTATTCGTACGTTCATCCATTCGGACGCATGTTGCCTAGCCATGGAACGGGGGCTAGGTTTATTTTGTACGGACTATGTCTATTAACCTTATTCGTTTCATCGAAAATCAGCGTAAGCGTGCTGAGCACTATCGCTCTGACTCGCTACGTTATCGTGGTGTAGCATACACCAAGTGATCTGGTGACACAGGGGGAGGTTCGATTCCTCCCCTCACTTATTGGCTTTGGCCCCTTACGAGGGATACCCTTAGCCGTCTAGACGGTGGGATAGACCACAACATTTGGCTACAAATTTTTCTAAACGTTTAGAGTTCTGATAAAATTATTTCATTAATTAACAATGGCTAACGCTACACAATCTGCGCTAGGCCGGTCTAATCTAAGTACCGGTACTGGTTATGGTGGTAGTGGTGATAAGTATGAACTTTACCTGAAGCTCTTTTCAGGTGAAATGTTCAAAGGCTTTCAGCACAACACCATCGCTCGTGACCTTGTCATGAAGCGTACACTGAAGAACGGTAAGTCTCTTCAGTTCATCTACACTGGACGCATGGACGCTGGTTTCCATACGCCTGGTACCCCCATCCTTGGCTCTGGTGATCCACCGGTGGCTGAGAAGACCATCGTTGTTGACGACCTGCTGGTCTCCAGTGCGTTCGTTTACGACCTCGACGAGACCCTGTCTCATTATGAGCTTCGTGGTGAGATCTCTAAGAAGATCGGCTACGCTCTTGCTGAGCACTATGACCGTCGCATCTTCCGTTCTATTGTACGTGGTGCTCGCGCCGCTCACCCTGTGTCTGCAACCGGTAAGGTTGAGCCAGGTGGTACTCAGGTCCAAGTTGGATCTGGTGCTGGTGCTGCAGCAGACGCTCTTGACTCTACTAAGATTGTTGCCGCCTTCTTTGAAGCCGCAGCAGTCTTGGATGAGAAGGGAGTTGCTCAGGACGGACGTGTCGCCGTATTGTCGCCACGCCAATTCTACTCGTTGATCGAGAACGTCAGCAGCAATGCTCTGATTAATCGTGACGAGCAGGGCACCGCTCTGCAGTCAGGTCAAGGCGTCCTGTCGATCGCTGGTATCAAGATCTACAAGTCCATGAACCTTCCCTTCCTGGGTAAGTATGGTACTTCTTCTACCATCGATAATGCTGGCTCCTTTGTAGGCGTTGACGTCGAGGCTACTACCACCGGCGAGAACAACCCCTACGGTGGTGCTTCTGACTTCGACACTTCTTGCGGACTTATCTTCCAGAAAGAAGCTGCCGGTGTTGTTGAAACCATTGGACCACAGGTGCAAGTCACCAGTGGAGACGTATCCGTGATCTACCAAGGTGACGTGATTCTTGGGCGTCTCAGCATGGGTACGGATTATCTTAATCCTGCTGCTTGTGTGGAACTGCATGCTACCAGCACTGCTGGTTCTGCATTCTGATCCATCTTTGTTCTATACTGGGACCTCTTCGGGGGTCCTTTTTTTTTTATATCATGACATCTTCTTCGTACGCAACGTCCACAGAATTGGATGCTGTTAACTACATCTTAATGAGTGTAGGTGAGTCTCCTGTCAATACACTAGAAACCCAAAGCCCTGAAGTTGCTATTGCTCAGAACACTCTTCGACAGATTTGTCGTGAAGTTCAGTCTGAGGGTTGGGTGTACAATACTGAATATGAGTTCCCGTTTGTGGTAGACACCAACGACGAGGTGCTAATTCCACCCACTGTCCTACGACTGGACGTTAACCGTTATAAGCATCAAGATTCATATGATGTGGTTAAGAGGGATGGTAAGCTATACGATCGGTACTCTCACTCTTTCAAGTTCAAAGACATTGATACACTGTTCTGTGATATTGTTTGGTTCTTTGACTTTGATGATATCCCTCAGGTCTTCCGAGACTACATCTCTGCACGCTCTTCCCGCATTGCTGTTAGCCGTATGGTAGCTGATGAGAAGAGTGCTAAGCTCTTAGCAGTAGATGAAGCACAGCTCCGTGCATTGGCTGTTGAGTATGATACTCAGCAAGCAGGCTACAACGTATTCCAAGGCACCGATTTCCGCAACCCTTACACCGCCTACAAACCTTTCCAAGCAGTTAGTAGATAACTATGGCAGCAGTAAATCAACGAATTCAAAACTTTCTTGGAGGCGTCTCACAGCAGCCAGACTTTATTAAGTTTCCTGGTCAGCTCAGGGTGTGTGACAATGCATATCCTGATGTAACCTTTGGCTTGTCTAAGCGTGCTCCTGGTGAGTTCGTTGCGGCGCTGTCCAATGCATCTTCTGGCGGTCAATGGTTTGAAATCATTAGAGATTCTGATGAAAAATTTGTTGGCCAGATTACATCCAGTGGTATCAAAGTATGGAACTTAGATACAGGTGTTGAGCAGTCTGTCGGTGGTAGCTTTAGTTACCTGTCTGGTGCTACTCAACCGTATGGTCTCCAGACTATTGGTGACTACACCCTCATCACTAACCCCCAGCAGACCGTAGGAACGACGGGAACTACTCCTACGTTCAGTAATAACTACGCCTTTGTTTCGATCAATACAGTGGCGTACAACGCAGAGTACGTGGTTGCTATCAATGGCTCTAACCTAACTGCTACTACAAAAAACCGAGCTGGTGCTTTGAGTGTTGTTAGAAATGGTACTACTAGTTCTAGCTGGCAAGACGAGCCATCATCTGGAGTCAAGGGACCTATTCAGTATGCAGGTAAGCAGGAAAAATTTAGAGCAGGTAGTGGTATTAAATGTACTGTTGTTGTTAATGGTAATGTCTACGTCAGAGATTACACCAGCAACCATGAACCAAAGTATGCTGCACAGTACAACGCTGAAGTAGTACTACAAGACCCAGGACATAACGTAACTAATGGTGAAACCTTTAATGTTAATGTTGCAGGTATCAATTACGTTGTCACAGTAGATTCTGTTGAACCTTATGAGACTTACTCTGATAGTAATGTAGGTTTCTTTAGTACACCAAAGAACCCTGACAAAGGGACCTTAAGTATTAACACTATTCTTGGTGGTTTAAAAGCCAGCATTGAGTCAGTTTATAGTGGTGTTACTGTAGAGATTATTGGTGATGGTTTATTTATTAGTTCTGGTTCTAGCTTTACTATTGAAGTCAGAGGCGGTACAGTAAACAACTCTCTTGAAGTTATCCAAGACTCTGCTCCTAACGTAAGTAAGCTTCCTCAACAATGTAAGGATGGCTACATCGCTAAGGTGTCAAACACTGAAGAGTCTGAAGCTGATGATTACTTTGTTAAGTTTGTAGCTGACAATGGTACTGTAGGTACTGGTTCATGGGAAGAGACTGTAGCTCCTGGTATTGTAGCAGGGCTAAACCCATCCACAATGCCTCATGCTTTGGTTAATAACCGTGACGGTACATTCAGTTTCCGTACACTAAACCAATCCTCTGATCCAGATAACTACTGGATTGACAGACAGGTAGGTGACAGAGAAAACAGCAACCCAGACCCTACCTTTGTAGGTAAGGGTATCAAGGACATTTTCTTTTACCGTAACCGTCTTGGGTTTATCTCAGGTGAGAATGTCATCCTTAGTCAACCTGCTGATTACTTTAACTTCTTTATTGTTTCAGCAATTACTACTAGTGATGCAGATCCGATTGACATTGCAGCCTCTGACGTCAAGCCTGCTTTCCTGAACCATGTAATACCTATTCAAAAAGGTTTGGTGTTGTTCAGTGAGTCTGCCCAGTTCATGCTGTTTACTGAGTCTGATGCTCTTAGTACTAGTACTGCTCAGTTAAAGAAGCTAGCGTCATACGAGTGTAGTCCAACTGTCAGACCGATAGATCTTGGCACCTCTGTTATGTTCAGCACTGGCAGTGCAGCACACACACGTGTGTTTGAGATGGTGATTCAAGATGAGACTGTGCCTCCTAAGGTGGTAGAACAGACTCGTGTTGTACCTGAGTTTATCCCAAAAGATGTAGATCATGTATCTAACTCTTCACAGACTGGCATTGCAAGCTATGGAAAGAGTGGTACATCAACACTATACTTCTACAAATACTATGACACAGGCACTCAGCGTGAGCAGTCTGCATGGTACACTTGGACACTTACAGGCAGCCTAGTACATAGCCTGTTTACAGCAGGTAACCAATACGTTATCTCTTTACAGGGAAGCCAGTACATACTGTCACGCCATGAAATGGTGGTTGATACAACGAACACTCGTAGCTATCAAGTAGGTACAGGTGACACTAGTCGTAGGTTTGAGGCTACCTTGGACAACATGACCATAGCGTCAGCCTCTTATAATTCTACCACAGAAGTATCTACAGTCACTCTTCCTTATACTTATGACAGTAACTATAGTATGCTGGCTGTATTCCTCAGCGGTACTGACGCTGGTGTTGTCAGAGTCCCTGATAGTGTATCCGGCACTACTGCTACTTTTAATAACATTGACCTGACTACTGGTAATGTTGCTATTGGATACAAGTACATCACTGAGATTGAGCTACCTAACTTCTACTATGCTGTACAGCCTGGTAAGTATGATATTGATGGAGACCTACGGATTTCTCGTATCAACTTTGAGATGGGTATCTCTGGTCCTATGGAGTTCCATCTGACCTCACCACAGGTTGATAGCTATATTCAGTATGAATCTGGAATGGAGGTTGACAGGGGTGAATTCAATGCTGTACCATCTAAGCTGTATAAGTCTGTTAAGGTTCCAGTCCATAGAAAGAATGAGAAATATACTCTTACCATTAAAGTCCCTGACCCTTTCACCGCTACTATAGTCTCAGCAAGCTGGGACGGACGTTATGACACAAAGCGACACGTACGTCGGTAAGTACATTCAACCATGCACCCCTCAACTAGCTCTAGAAGTTGGTGAGGATCTGCGTTGGGAAGACATAAGAGAAGTAGAAGAGACAACAGGGCTGACTGCACCAGCAGCGGTCCTGGAATCTTATTATCGTTCTGCTTACTCTGTTTATTTCACTGTGCCCAACGGCAAGGCTGCCGGTGTGGCAGGCATAACGCCAGACAATAAGATCTGGATGCTATGCACTAAAGCCAGTGAAGAATACCCGCATACATTTATAAGAGAAGCCAGGAGGTGGCTTGATAGTCTTCCTTACACATACCTGTGGAACCACGCAGATATGAGGAATGAAAGTCACATCAAACTCTTAAAGCTTCTTAAGTTCAAATTTATTAAATACTACGTTCACAACGGTGTCCCTCTCATTCAATTTATGAAATTATGTGTGAACCCATAAGTGCAACTATTGGAGTGCTTACTGCTGTAAGCGGTGGCATGCAAGCCATTGGTCAGCACCAACAACAACAGGCTGCAGTTGCACGATCTAATGCTATTGCACAGCAACGGTATCGACAAGATATGCAGATCGCTGCTGCCCGTGATCAAGAAAAAGGACGTGCTTACATTGCTAAACAACAAGCTAACACTGTTTCTAAGAACGCATACTACGCTCAGTTATCAGCTAACCAGGCTGAAGCTAATCGTGCTTTAGCTGCTGTTAATCAAAAACGTAAAGAGAAAGGAACTAGCGCAGCGTTTGGTGCACAAGATGCAATTAAAAACGCTATCCAACAACAAGGTACCATGCTTGCTACTGGTAAAGCTGGGCAATCGTTCCTCTTGCAGGCTATGCAAGCAGAGCGTACCATGGGCTTTGAATTAGCAGAGGTTGAGCAAAGCCTTTATGATGCTACGTTAGCATCTAATGTTGAACGCTCTGGTGTTTTGTTAGATCAACATGCAGCTAATACTGCAGCTTGGAACAACCTACCAGCAGACCCACTTTCACCACAAGCATCTTTCCTACCTGTCAAGCCTATCAAAGCCCAAGGGCCTTCTGGACTTGCATTAGCAGGCAGCTTACTTGGCTCAGCCGTGGGTGGAGTATCATCTGGTTATAGCTCCTATGGTGGTCTTAAAGCTGCTGGAGTTGTTAGTTAATCTATTATCATCATTATGGCATATCAAGGTAGTGCATCCTCGATTGGATTTCGTAACCGACCTGTTTTTGATGGCTCAAAGCGTAAGCGCCAAGAAGCTATTGAAATAGAACAGCAGGGTAAGGAACGTATCAGTGGGATGGAGAGGCAAGCCTCTCAACAAATCCAAGAAATGCAGAGACAGAGTGATATTCAATCTCAAAACTCTGCATATGAATTAAAAGCTCTTTCTAAATTTAGTGACAGTATCACAAACCTCCTACAAAACGAGGTTTTAGACGCAGAAGTAAGACGAAGAGAAGGTTTAATTGAAGAAGGTAAGAAGATTTATGCTGAGCAAGGTGCAGAGTATGAAGCTCAGAAAACTGAAGTAAACGAGGCTGGAAACAAATCTTATGAACTTCATAGCAATTTAAACAAATTAGCTGCTGATGCTCCTAATTCTGAGGCAGGAGATCAAGTCAGAAAGCTGTCACGTTGGCAGCAACACGGCTATGACCTTGCTACCATGCAAGAAACTGGTGAAAGGTTTGGTCTACATCTCTTAACTGAGATGGAGCAGAATGAAACCCTGATCCTTGATCCTCAGACTGGTAAAGAGTTTAACGTTAACAAGCAAGGGAAAACTCGTTCTGAGTTTGAAGCTGCTAAAGGGTACATTTATGGTGAGTACGTAAAGGCTAACAGCGGGAACATGAGTTCCAAGGTTGTTAACACTGTGCTGATTCCTGCCATGGAACAGACTAGTAAGCAGTACACCAAGGATTTTTATACCCAAAAAAACACCCAGGAAGCTCAAGAGATCCTAGACATGTCTGACCTGACCTTAGATAAAGGTTTGTCAGGTATCAACGGTTATCCTACTAATCCTACGATTCTTATCAATGGATACATGGAGGATCGTACTGCTGCATACACCAAGATGCGGCTTGCTAATCCTAAGAAGCAAGCACGGAATGACCTGTATGAAGCTTTAAAGACTCGTGTTCGTGCTAGTCCAGAAAAAGTTGATGAGATTATTGCACAGGTAAACGAGGCACAGATTAAGGGGCACCCCGCTGGCCCTGGTACTCTATTTACTTTATACGGTAAAGAGTTTACTGCTAATGATTTGAAAGGTGAAGCATATACAGCTCAAAAAGAAAAGTACGATCAGCGCCTAGCGGAGCGACGTATGGAGGCGCAGGCTAAGTTTAAAGGATACCGTCAAGCTGTTATCAGTGGGTTGTCAGGAGAAGAAAGGCGTAGAGCCATAGAAGAGCTTAAAGAGTATGAGGTTGATTTTCCTGATCAATTTAAAGATGCTATTGGGTTTGAGCCACAAATTCCTGGATACACTCAATCTGAAGAACTAGCTGAGAGTCTGCTAGAGTCTCAGAATGGTAAGATTTCTGAAGAACAGGCTGAAAAACTTGACCTTAAGCTGGTGAGCGAATTACGTGATAAAGGCGTGATTGTTGATGAATTATTTACTGATGACTTAGATACTAAAGAGTCCTTTAAAACCATTGATGGTGTTGTCAGGATTGCTGCTAATCAAAACGACGCAATGGCTGCTCTGGACGAAAATACTCGTTACGTGCAGGCTAGAGCTAAGGTTGAGCTTATCAAACTTGCTGAGCAGATTTATGAAGATCAAGGTGGCAAGATGACTAAAGCTGCTGCTCTTGACCAGGCTACTAGAGAATTAGGTAAACGCATTCGTTTGGAAGCACAAAGTGACGACCCTTCTTTAGATTATTTTGTAGACCCTGGTAAAGGTTTTTCAAACTTTCAGTTACAACCAACCCAAGTTTACGGTACGACCCGCCGTAACAACTACCAAGTTACTATAAGGGATTATGAAAAACAAAAGTCCAAAGGTAAGGATGCTGTTCTTAACGAGAAACTTGTTATTGATCCTGCCATGCTGCAGCCTACTGCTGATGGCGGCGCTCCTAGCATCTTTTACGATTTGGCAAGGAGAGACGGAAGACATACTGCGTGGGATATCTGGAATGCCCAACGCGATAATCATGGTCTTGAGAAAGTTGAGATGCCTGATGATGCCACAATCGTGGACCGCATGCTCAAGGAATACCCTACCCTTGTCCCTTTATTCCAGAAACCTAGTTACAAGCGCGTACAACGTGGCATGATTCAAGTTGGTGCAGTCAGCCGTGACCGTCTTATGGTCGCTACGGGCATTCAAGAATCAGGTAACGATTACAAAGCAACTAACAGTCAGGTTGACCCTAACAACCCTGCCATGGGTAAATACCAGATTCGTTGGACAACTGCTGTCGGCTGGGCACGTCAATTTGGCATGCCCTTCCCTGGTTCTGTTGATGAGTTTTTAAACGACCCTGGTTACCAAGAAGAGATGGCAAGGCGTGCATTTGATAACTACATTAAGATTGCAGGTCAACAGACTGATAATCCTGATGAGGCTATTCGCATGGCTGCTGCTGCCTGGTATGGTGGTGACGGTGCCATGGATGAATGGGACAACCCAAACTACTTAGGTGGCGCTCCTGGTCACCCCAACATGCAAGAATACACAATGCAAGTTCTTCAACGTTACAAAAGAGGTGAATGATGGAGAACGAACTTAACACTTCTGTTGGGCTTGAAGATTTCCAACAAATTAGTGAAGAAGTCCAAGCCCAGCTTGCTTCATCTACACTTGATAATGTAGAAACAGATGAACCTGTAGCTAACGAAGGTTCAACAACTCCTAAAACTAAAGAAGAAAAAACTGGTCTTAACCTTGTCGCGTCAGAAGCAGGTGCCGCTTTGGTTGGTGGTGCTGCTGACGCTGTTGAAAGTGTAGGCGGCTTTGCTGAATTAACTGGCGATACCTTTAAAACTGGCATTAACAAACTGTTTGGCAGACCCATAGACCAAGAGCAGAATCCATTTAGCGATCAATATCTTTCTGGTGATGCAGGATTCCTTGATATTCCTGATAGCTATGTACCTGAAAACCAAACTGGTATTGGTAAACTGGTGCGTGGCTTGGCTGAGTTTGGATTCTTGACTGTTGCTACTGGCGGTATTGGCGGTGCTACTGTTGGTGGTCTCCGTCTCGGTGCTCGTGGTGCTGTTATGGCTGGTAAGATGGCAGGTGGTGGAGCTAAAGGTCTGCGGGCTATTCAGTTTGTTAAAAAAGGTACCAAGCTTGGCTCAATCGCTACCGAAGGTGCTATTGCTGATTTAGTTTCTAGCAGCTCTGAATCGGAAAACCTAGCAAACCTTGTCAATGATCACACACCATGGATGTCTTCCTGGGTAACCGAAGCCCTGGCTCATGATCCTGAGGACAACCCCTGGCTGTCACGTATCAAGACTGTGACTACTGGTGCTGGTGTCAACGTGCTGGGTCATTTCTTGATTGAGTTTGCTCAGTCATCTTGGCGTGCCCATCGTCGTGTCAAGGCTGGTGAGGATCCCACGATCGTCAACGAGACCGAGAACGCTACAATGGCTAAGAACATTGAGAAGCGTGTTGAGGCTGACCAAAAAGACTTTGACGCTCAAGTAGAAGACCGTAAAGCACAAGGTAAAGGAAAACTTGGTGAAGAAGGTGATGAGTTGAGAAGCTCTGATAATTTTGTCAACGCTAGTAACTACGACAACGTTGAGAAAGCTGGACCTGCTGGTCTAGAGCCTGACAACATTAAGAAGAATATTAAAGAGTCTATTGCCGCTGACGACAACGCTAGCTGGACTGATGTGATCACTGAGTCTTCTCTCGAAAAGATTGCTCGTGGAGATGCAAAGGTCAAAGAACACGTCATTAAGTTTGCTAAAACCCTTGTACAAGAGGCGTTCCAGTCTGTTGACAATACGATGGACTACAAAGCAGTGCAAAAGCTTATACTACGTCAGACTGCTGAGTTGACCTCTATGATTGACGATGGTGGAGACATTGCTAAAAACTTCCAAAAGTTCTTTGTAGAGAACGACAAGAACGCTCGTACATACCTTGACGATGGTCAGACAATCGTTACTGCAACTCCTGCTCAAAAGGCAGCTCTGCAGATGACTATCCACACGCTCTCCAAGCGTGCACAAGCCATTGCTAACGGTACTCTGTTTCTAGCTGATGACCTCCCTATGGAGCGTCAGTTTGAGATGACTATGGATGCCATGAAGGTAGCTCTTATCGAACACAAGAAGATGGGCTACATGTGGGGTCTTGATGGTCGTTACCAGCAGACAGGTGCTCTGCCTAGCATTGTCAAAAAGAAAACTAGGGAAGGTGTTGCTGAGCTTCAGAAAGACGTTGATGAGCACATTGAGGCTATCAAAAAGCTTGGTAAAGAGGGACGGTATGATGAAATTGCTGACCTGCAGGAGCTGATGGCTCTGACTGGTGGTAAGGTTCGTACCATGGAACACATGTATGAGTTCCTAAAGAAACGTATTGTTGGTGGCCGTCTTGACGGTGTGCAGATTAAAGGACGTGTTCGTCAAGAACTGCAAAGCATGTTTTATAATTCTATCCTTTCTGCTCCTAAGACTGCTACTAAAGCAATCTTTGGTACTAACATGATCGCCTTGTTGCGTCCTTTCCAACAGTATGCTGGTGCAGCTATTAAGTTGGATAAAAAGGAGATGGCTATCGCCGCTTCTCAGATTGACGCTATTGGACAAGCATGGGCTGAGGGTATCCAGATGTTTAAGTACAACTGGGACCTGGGCGTACATAACAAGACAATGAGCTACGAAGGTAAGTTTGACCTTGAGAATGATCTTACTGAGTGGCAATCTCTCCGTACATACTATGAAAAGTATGGTAGTGATTCTGACAAGCGTGCCTATGCTGCTATGGATCGGGTTGTCAATATGAATGTCAATCCTTGGATGAAGTACAGTCAGAATGCTATGGGTGCAGGTGATGCCTTAGCTCGCACCATTATTGGCCGTATGGCATTACGTCAACGTGCTACTCGTGCAGCCCTTGACAAAGGTGTTGATCCTGCTGACATGAAGAAGTTCATACAAGCAAAAGAAGATGAGTTTAGAAATGAAATATTTAAAAAAGATGGCAACGATCGCTGGGTTGTTAGTGACAAAGGCACAAGGATGGCAGGTGACGAAGCTGCTATGACTAAAGCTTTGTCAGAAAACTTCAAAGGTTTTGAACTTATTTCTAATATACCTTTGATGAAAGCTTTCTTCCCGTTTGTTCGCACAGGCTTTAATGCTCTTGAGCTGACTTTCAAGCATACTCCTCTTGTCAGGTTCCGTGAAGAGTATAAGGATGTTATGTCTGGTAAGAATTTAAGTAAGTACGGTATCCAAGAAGCAGACCTAGCATCTGCTCAAGCTATTATGCGTGGTCGTGAAGCTATGGGTACTGCTATTATGGGTATGGCAGGTATTGCTGCTATGTCTGGTAAGCTTACAGGTGACTACCCTTACAATCAAGAAGATCGTGATGCTTGGCAAGCTGCTGGTGTTCAGCCCTATTCTTACGTAGCAAACGTTGGTGGTAAAGATATTTACATCTCTTATGCCAACCTAGAACCCTTTAACACACTGTTTTCTACCATGGCTAACGTGGTCACAAACGCTGATTTATTGGGTGAAGGCGTTGTTGATAACTGGGTGCAGAAGCTTTCGTTCATGACTGCTGCTGTTTTGGTTGACAAATCTATGTTATCTGGCGTGGAAGATCTTGCAAGCTTGATGAACTCGTCTACTACTGAGGACATGCTCATTAAAACTGGCGCACGCTACGCTCGATCTCACTTCCCTTTTCAAGGTTTACTAGGACAGGTTGGTGACATTATGGATGCTAATCGTAAAGAAACTGATACATTTATAGAAACTTTTGCTAGACGTGACGCTATGATGAAATCAGCGTTGTCACCTAAGTACGACATTCTTGCTAAAGATCGTAAAGGTGAAAAGCTTACCTACGGTCCTAGTAACGTACTTGGCCGCATTTTTAACGCATTCTCACCTATCCCTATTACTGACACTGAGCCTGATGCTCTGAGACAGACACTAGTTGATATGCGTTTCAATATGCCTGAAGTAATGAGTGAGTACAAAGGTGAACCACTGTCTGCATTTGAACGATCTGAACTTCAGAAGTATATGGCACAAGGTGATCTTAGACGCAGCCTTAAAAAAGTCATGAACAGCAGCAAGTTCAAACAAGACTTCCAAACCTACAAGGATCAAGGATTCACAAATGCTGGTGGAGATAAACTCTATAAACAGGGTTTCTACATTATGGTCCGTGAAGAGTTTGAAAAAGCCAAAAAGATTGCTATGTCTCAAGTGCTTAAAAATAACCCTGATCTGCGTGAGCGTGCTGAAATCCGTCAAGGACAAGCAAACCTTGGTAAGTCTGGAGCTTACGCTAAACTGCAGGAATGGAAAAACCGCACTGGAATTTAACCACAACATGCACCAGCCCCTAATTACTATAAGTAATGGCAGTTACAAAAATTACATACGCAGGAAACGGGTCACAGACTCAGTTTACCGTTCCATTTGAATACATTGCTAAGGCAGACGTTGATGTTTACGTCAACACTGTCCTTCAGTTACAACAGAATACTACTTCTACTGCCGACCCAAGCCACCCTCAAGTTGTTTCAGGTGAGATTACTCGGGGCACTGCTCTGATTAACTACACCTTTTCCAACGCTACCACGATTCAATTCAACAGCGCCCCTGCAAACCTGGCGTTTGTTTTTATTGAACGAACTACTGATGATACTTCCGTTGTCACGTTTACTCCTGGCTCTACAATTAGGGCACAGGAGTTAAACAGTGCTTTAGAACAAGTACGATTTATTGCCCAAGAGGGTACTAACACTGCACGCCAAGGTGTTAGCCCATCAAAAGATAATGTAGAATCCCTGGATGCAGGTGGGTTACGTATTGAAAACGTAGCCAATGCTAACTCAGATGATGATGCAGTCAACCGTGGACAGTTAGGTAAGGTCATTAGTGATGACTTGCTAGAAGGCGAAGCCATTGACCTTACTGACTCTACTGGAGGTTCTAACTCCAACAAACAGGTCACCATTTCTGTAGAGGATAGCTCTAAGACTAATAAAGGTGCTGTCTCTATTAATGAAGGTGAGGGCATTGATGTCACTTACACTAACGGTGACGCTGTAATCTCTGCTGAGGACAGCTCTAAAACTAACAAAGGCGTTGTTTCTATCAACGAAGGTCATGCCATTGGTGTGGCCTATACTAATGGTGATGCTGTCATCACTGCTGATAAGAGTACTGCCACACAGCAGGGTGTAGTTAAGATTACATCTACAACACCTATTGACCTTACAAGGTCTGCTGACGGTGAAGTAGCCTTAGCAATCAATGATGGCACTGTTGACCTTGCCAAGATTAAGCCTGGTGATATTGTCACTAGTACAGAGCAGAACGCAGCTCCTAATTCTGTAGGTACAGATGATGAGATCGCTACGTTTGCTGCTCTTAACAAGCGTCATGATACCATTTATCAGAGTGGTACCCCAAGTGGTACTGACTTTGCTACTGGTAAGCTATGGTATGATCATGCTAATGACCAAACTCTGTCTGTATGGAGTGGTTCTAACTGGCTTGGTATCTCATCTGGTGGTACGTTCGTTACGCAACCTACTGTTATCTGGGTTGACCAGGCTAACGGTGTTGATACCAATGATGGTCACCGGATCATTGATTCGATGAAGACCATTAAGGCTGCTGTAGCTAGTGCTAGTGCAGGTGACATCGTTCTTGTTGCTCCTGGTATCTACCGTGAGACAGCTCCTATTGACATCACTGTTAATAACCTGTCTATTGTTGGACAGTCACTACGTAGTTGTTTTGTACACCCTACACCTGCTACTGAACTGAACTCTTTGTTCCGTGTTAACAGCGGTACACAGATTCAGAACTTCTCCTTTGGTGGATTGAAGGCTAGCGGCACACGTGGTGGTCATGCTATTGATAGTGACAGCACGTATGGTCTCCCTGCAAACCAAGCGTTTGTCTGTGAGTTCTACCCTAACGCTGTTATCTATAAGTCTCCGTACATCCAAAACTGTACGAACTTTGCTGACTCTGGTATTTATAACCACACACAAGCTGAGTACAACGCCAACAACGCCCTTGGTGGGTTCTTTGATCCCAACAACGTAAACCAAGGCGGCTTTGGTGGTGACCTTACCTCCGGTCCTACTGGTGGTGGTCTATTGGTTGACGGCTCTGCCGTGTCTAGTTCGTCGCCATTGCGTTCAATGGTGGTGGATTCATTCACTCAGATTGCACTAGATGGTCCTGGTATCCTTTGTTGCAACAATGGCTATGCACAGCTAGTATCTTTCTTTGGTACATTCTGTCATTACCATGCTAAATCACTGAATGGTGGTCAGCTAAACCTTAGTAACTGTACGACTGACTACGGTCGGTATGGACTGATTGCTGATGGTAAGTCTCCTACAGCTAACTTTACTGCTCCTGTCAGTGTAGATGCTGCTATTGGTGACATTACATTTACTATCGGTACTCAGACTGCAGGTTCTGGATGGTATGGATCTGCTACACGTCCACAAGACAACATGTCTGTGGTGATTGGAGCTAATACATACCCTGTTAAGTCTGCTGTTGCAAACGGTAGTGGCTGGGATGTCACGATTGAGAATCCAGATCCTACAGCTCTTGCTACTAACCTGGGTCTGATTGCTGGTCTTACTGCTGGTGATACAGCTAGCTTCTTTAACAGGTCGTATATCTCTACCGGTGGCCATACGTTTGAGTATGTAGGCGCTGGTACTGACTACAGAGCAGCTCCTGAGAATGGTGGTGTGCCTGTTGAATCTAATCAGGTCAAGAACCTAAACAATGGTAAGGTATTCCAATCCAGTACTGACCATAACGGTAAGTTTAAAGTTGGTGATACGTTCACTGTTGACCAACGTACAGGTCAGGTAAACATCAGTCTTGATGCTTATCGTCCTGAACTAATCAATGACCTCACGCCACAGCTTGGTGGTGATTTAGATGTTAACGGTAAGGACATTACTGGTGCAGTCAAGTTAAATGGTCTTACGTACCCTTCTGCTGACGGTGCTACTGATCAAGTCTTGAAGACTGATGGTAGCGGTAACTTGGCATTTGTAGGCATTTCTGCACTGCAGGGTGCTGGTATGCAGGATCTTAGTGATGACTTGACGCCACAACTAGGCGGTGAGCTTGATGCACTTACTAATAAGATCATTAACCTTGGTACGCCTACAGCTAGCACTGACGCCACAACAAAGGCTTACGTAGATGCAGCTATCACGACTGGTGTAGGTAATGTTGATGCAGCGTTTATTGAAACACCCCAGACGATTACAACCAGCAAAGTTATTGCTGCTAACACCAATGCAGGGATGATGGGTCCGACAGT